CACAAGCCCGTTGTCCATGATCACCTTGAGCCGAGGAGGAATGGTGCTGTCTGCGTTCACAGCCTGCGAAGGCTTATATTTGTTACCGCCCAGGGCCCATGCGATCGCATCAAGGACAGATGACTTTCCCTGCCGGTTCTTCCCGCCGATGATCGTCAGGCCGTCCCTGCTGGGCTCGATCATGACGGCGTGTATCCGTTTTACGTTCTCTATCTCAAGCCTGTTAATCTTCATACCAATCTCCTCTCAGAAATATCGACATAAAACAACTTGCAGTTCAAATCCTGCTTCAGAACATAGCCCCCAACATATGATTCCCACTGTGATAAATCGTCCGGCATGAACTGTATTACTCTTACGTTTTTCTTGGACCCAGACAGTTTGTATCCCTGGGTTCCGGGCGCTGATGCAAAATAGATTCTTTCTGTTTCTTCATCGATACCGATCTGAAGCCTGCCGGTATTGGTTATCTCTTTTTCTTTCGAATGATAGAATCTAACGGCAACAGCACGTTTTTCTGCACCTTCTTTTGACGTTCCATTTTTGATGATAGAAATCATTACCTGAAAATCATGGTTTGAACCATTTCTTCCCCTATGTTTGCTTTCCATCCACTTAATCATTACTATTCTCCTTTTCTCGTGATATAATCACGGTGTATACTATTTCCTAAGCCCCCGTGGAAGCTCCATCTTCCTGTGGGGCTGTTTTTAGTTGTCATCTCCGATCGTGATCACAGCAGCCGCCAAAACTGTAACGGCAAGTGCTATCACAAATGTCAGCGCCGCCCGCCAGTCATCGAAAATCTGGTCGACGGAGCAGCCGCATAAGAGCCATGCGGCGAAGAATATGACTGCAATCACTTTTTGCATTTCCCCAGCCTCACTTTCTTTCGGTAGTACTCGTAGCAGGCCAGCGGCGACCTTCCGAGCTTGTCCGATATTTCTCCGAACGAAGCGCCTGCCTTCCGCATCTTTTTCATTGTCTCCAGGTCTTTTTCTGTCCAGACTGTGTTGTTCCTGCGGCTGTTTATCATCCCCGCATCGGTGATCCTGCGGATCTTTCCGCAGATGGTCGACTTGGTCTTTCCGAAATACTCCCCGATCTCGTCATAAGTCAGGCCGGCATTATACATTTCGATGAGCTTGTCGACCCTGCTCTCCGTCCAGAATCCCTCTGGTGTCACCCGCTCTTTTCTGGGCGCGGGCTTCTTTTCCACGAAACGCTTCACTTTCTTCGGCGGTGCCGGCCGCGGGTTGTACACTGTCGGCACCTCTACCACACGCAGGTGCTTGGAGTTTATGTACTCCACTGTTTTTTTGTATGCTGCTCTGGTCGGCGCCGGTGCGTCCGGCAGATGCCGTATTATTCTCATTGAGTTGCTCAATTTTCTTCCTCACCTCTTCCACCCGCTCCATATATTGGAGATAGTCACGGCACAGTCTGCGCCGCTCTATGCACCCTTCCCGGAGCGGGCACTCATCGCATATCATGCGGTCTCAATGCTGCATCCGTATTCCTCGGAGAGGATCGCGGAAAGCTCAGCCAGAAATATGTTGATATTCATATCAGTCCTCCAGAAAATAGGTAACGGGTACTCCGAAGTATCTAGCGATCAAAGTAATCTTGTCGATCTTCGGCTGATAGGTGCCTTTCTTCCACTCGCTCAGCGTGGCAGTACTTACACCGGTCTGCTTACTGACCTCGTAGTCTGTCACTCCGCGTTTGTTGCGGAGCAGTTCATACTTTTGATACATCTTGCCCTCCTTCCTGTAATATATTGACAATAACTAAGAAATCTTATATAATCTGAGTACCACCTAAGACATAAAGATTATCTAAGCTATTGCCTTAGCTTTCTAAGCTAGTTAAGACTATAGCATAGTTTTCTTTGTGCGTCAATACATATTAGCGAAGTTTTCAAAGCTATTTTGAGAGGCTGAAAATGGGATACGACACATTTGAAAAGCTATGCGCAGCTAAAGGCGTCACTCCGTACAGAGTGGCAAAAGAGACCGGAGTCAGCACGTCGACGTTGTCCAGCTGGAAGACGGGACGGTATACGCCGAAGCAGGAAAAGCTCCAGAAGATCGCCGAGTACTTCGGAGTCACTGTGGACCAGCTCACAGGTGTACAACCAGATGTACAGTCTGACGGATACTATGTTAATGAGGACACGGCGAGGACCGCTCAGCAGATTTTCGAGGATCCTTATCTCCGTATTTTATTCGACGCAGCACAAGACAGCCGTCCGGAGGATCTCCAGATGGCCGCAGATTTATTGAAGAGGTTGAAAAAGACTAATCCAGATGGCTGAAGTATATGTATATATCGTGGATCTGCCCGATCGGGTGGATGAAATGGTGACACCGTGCATTGATGGATACACGGTTTATTTAAATGCGCGCTTAACTTATGCCGGCAGAGTGCGTGCTTATCATCACGCCATGCGGCATATCGAGCGAAATGACTTTGAGGGATTTGATATACAGGAGATTGAAACGGAGGCACATGAATGAAAAGAACAGCGATATACATGCGTGTCTCGACAGAGCGCCAGGCCACGGACGGCCAGTCCCTCGGATTCCAGCGCGGCCTGCTCACGGAGTACGTCGAGTCACGCCCTGACCTTATCCTGGTCGGCGAATATATGGACGAGGGAGTCAGCGGTGCCAAATTTGACCAGCGCGACGAGCTCCAGCGGATGCTCTCAGATGTGAAGGCGGGTAAGATCGACCTGATCCTGTTCACGAAGCTCGACAGGTTCTTCCGCAGCGTCCGCCACCTTATGAACACGCTGGACACGCTTGAGCAGTGCGGCTGCGAATGGAAGGCGATCCAGGAGAACCATGACAACACGACCCCGGTCGGCAAACTGTCCATAACCATCATGGGGGCATTTGCCCAGATGGAGTCAGACATGGATTCCGTCAGGATCAAGGACGCTTTCCAGCATAAGAAGTCAAAAAAGGAATGGCTGAACGGGCATGTACCATTCGGATACAGGCTCGTTGATAAGCATGCCGTCCCGGATCCGGACCGCGCAGAGGCTGCACGCGATCTTTTTCGGCAGTACATCCGCCACAACAACATATCGAAACTGACGCGCGACAATGCGCACCTGGGAGCTCCTGCGTCCACGAGAGGGATGAAGATCCTGCTCAGGAACCGCGCATACATCGGCGAGGCGTACGGGATAGAAGGGTACCTTGAACCGCTGATCGACCGCGCGACGTTCGACCGGGTGCAGCTCGCGCTGTCCCGGAACGTCAAGAGCAACACGACGCGCGACTATATCTTCGCGGGACTTGTGAGGTGCCCGCATTGCGGCCGGAGGATGTCAGGCGCTACGTATCCGCGCAGGGAGTGGGCGAAGTATGTCTGCAACTACTCCCACATCGGACAGTGCGATTATAAACACACGCATGGGGAAAAGAAGATAGAGCGCTGCCTGCTGGCCTCGTATGAGGACGACCTGCGGAGCAGGTACCTGCACCTTAAAGAGATCAGGCAGGTAGACAACTCCGCGCAGATCAGCGCCCTGTACCGGAAGATGGACAGGTTAAAAGATTTGTACGTGAATGACCTGATAGATATTGAGACCTATAAAGCGGACCTCGAGCGCTACCGCGGCGAGATCAAAGCCCTCGGAAAGCCCGCGGAAACAAACACAGAAGCCATTGAAAAGCTGCTTAAGCTGAATGTACTGGATATATATGAAACGCTCTCAAATGCCCAAAAACGGCGCCTCTGGTGCAGCGTCATAAAATCGATCACCCCGAGAGACGGCTCTTTTTTTGTCGAGTATTTCTAGTTATTAAATGGAACTTACCATCAGAGCGGTTCCGATTAATAACCATAAAAATAGCCCCGGAGGTTTTTCCCCTCCGGGGTTTTAATATGAAAAACGTTCCTATAGGATTAAACGTTCTTCTCCTATTATAAAGTGTCGATTAGCGCGTGCCACGTGAGCGGGCCGACTTCGCCGTCCTGCTGCAGGCCCTTCTTTTTCTGGAATGCTTTGACCGCTGCCAGCGTCTTCGGCCCGAAAGAGCCGTCTACTTCGAGCCCTCCGAGCAGGATCTGCAGGATCTTGACAGCCTTTCCTCTGTTTCCTCTTTTGATCAAAGGCATGATTTCATAATCTCCTTTCTCAGTGAGCGGCGTTTCCGCTCCGCTCTTGGTCCCGTTGGTTACGACCGTGCATACATGATGTTTATCATTGAGCGGGATGTCTCCCGCGAGCAGGTACTCGCTGGATGTCAGGTACTTGGGATCCGTAAGGACCTGAAAGCCCCTGTTGCCGCCTTCCTTGCGCATGTTGCCCGTATAGGTCGCGCCGAAGTTCTGCAGTCCCGCGATGCCCAGGATATGCCCGGTCGCGATGATGTTCGCGATCACGCCCGCGCTGCAGTCAGACTCCACGGCCTCCTCGATCTTCTCAGGATCCCATCCGGCCCGCTCAAGCGCCTGCCGGTAGGTCTCCCGCTGTGCCTGATCGTAGCCGATGTTGTCATTATTCGCCGCCTTCACGGCGAGTGTAGCAAGGCACTTTCTGACTTCAGCATTGGGATGCCTCAGCACACAGTTCCAGGGCCTGTCGTACCAGTCGCGAATGTACCATTCCTTGCCTGTCTGGTCGCCTGCCTGGCCTCCCTTGTAGTTACCGTGCTCATCGGAGCCGGAATTAGAGATCTTCGCGGGGCTTGTGATCTGATCGACCTCGGGAGCCCATGCGGTCTCAGCGGCTGCAGCAGCGGATTCCTTTGTGGCCTTTGTGGTCTTGGTCTCCTTTTCGGGCTTTGCCAGCTCCAGCCACTGTTCCCTTGTGAGGTAGGCCTTGTTGATGTCGATATAACCGGAATAGCCCACAATATGGCCGTGGCTCGAGTACTGGCGGATGGAGTCTCCATCCCATGCCCCGAAGCCGTTACTATCGGTCCAGGGGCTGTCCTGGTAGTCTGTCGCGTTGTTGGATCCATATTGAGCGCACCATAATTTGTAATTCTTCGCGACCCTTGCCCAGTCATATTTCCTGCACACCGACTTTGACATGTAGATCACCGGGCGAACGCCTGTCAGACGGTAAAACTCGTCGCAGAATTCAAGGCACCATGCTACGTCTTTCCCGCTGCCGAATGTGCTGTTCTGCATCCCTTCCCAGTCAATGCCAGGCACGCATTCTCCCACCCTGCTGCCGAGGATCTTCGCGAAATATCTGGCTTCCTTTGTAGCGCTCCCGCCTTCGCCGTAATGGTATGCTCCGAGGAGCTTTCCCGCAGCCTTCGCGGCGCTGTACTGTGCTTCTGCATATGGATTGACGTACCACGTCCCCTGCGTGAACTTGACGATCACGAACTGCGTTGTGGTCATCGCCGAAGGTTTGAGCTTGCTCTGGTAGCTCGCTACATCTACTCCATTAAGTCCCATTTACACCGCCTTTCTGACTCCGCACAAGACATTTATGTAGTCCTGCACGAGCTGGCCATACCCTGCGCCCAGCTCCGCGTCGATCTTCTTAATGCGTTCCTGGTTCTTTCCGTAGTTCATAGAGCCGTCGAGAATCCCCTTTGCAATGGAGACCACTCTATTGATGTCCTTCTGCACAAGTCCCGGGTTATATCCTTCGTCGAGCAGATTCGTGGTCCTTGTGTCTCCGGATCCATATGATCCCCTGATTACCCTGCGCGTGACGTCGGCTGTGTGCATCTTGAGCGCTGCCTTGCCTTTGTATGAGCATGCATACCGGAAGATGCTGGAGCCTTTGTATATGACCGCGCGGCCTCCGAAGTAGATCGTATTGATGTCTCCATGAATGCCGTAGTGTTTGATACCTGCCTCAATGCAGCGCTGCCGGCCGTAGTGAAGGAACTCTGTCCCGCTGTCGTAGGAGTCATCCCAGCAGTAGACCGCGCCGAGCTGCTTCATGATCGCGGCCCGTCCCTTGTTGCAGTTGTTCCCGTGATGCGGGATCTGGAAGTCCTTGGCATGTATGCCGCGTTTCTGGCAGAACTCGCCGATCTGCATCGGACCGTCGCCGTCTACGATCGTCCCGAGCTCATGGAACCAGAAGATCAATGAGCCGTCGTTGAGGTAGCTCCAGCCGTTAGGATCCTCGTCGTTTCCTTCGAATCGTGGCTGCTCCCGATAGACCTTGAACTTGATCTCTCCGTGTGTGTACGCATCGGAGCTGTGGACGTACCTGACCGGAATGCCCTTGTCCTTGCAGAGTGAGATGATGCTGCGCAGAGCATTGTACTCGCTCCGGATCTCGCCGTTCTTGTTCGCTCCTGCTTTGATACTTTCCGGATCGTAGCACCGGAAGCCCTTCGGCTTGAAGTATGAGTCATTAAGAATCGCCTTCAGGCCGTCGTAGTGATCGCCGTGAGCGTGCGTGAGATAAAGCCATGGAGACCTGCAGCCGATCTTTTTTAACCTTGCCAGGAGCTTGCGCTTGCCGGCTCCCGTATACCCGTCGATCACTACCGTCTCTTTACCGTCTGAGAAGATCACGCAGGATCCCCAGCGCGGTCCTCCTGAATCGTTGTCATTGAATCCTATGATGTGGCGTCTGATCACTCTGCACCACCGTCCTTTTTGTACTCCGAGTTGGAGATATGCAGGCAGACGCCCAGGAACGTGTCGATTGCCATGATCGTCGCCGGCAGTTCTGATACATAGGGAAGTCCCCAGATCTTGCCGAGGGTAGCATAGAGCACAGCCAGGGCCGGCAGGATCGTGAGCGCGATCTCCTTCAGGATGTCATAAGTCTCATTTGTCATTTTCATGTGAGTCCCTCCTCTCAGCTTCCTGTTCTGTGATGACCGGGAGCTGCCGGCACTTCTGCACGATCGCAGCCGCGGTACCATTCCCGCCCATCTCCGAGTATGGTTTGAAAAGATAAGTCTCGAGGTCGTCCAGCTCCGACAGCGTGATCCCGTCGCGGTGGATGTACTTCTCCGCAACTCTGAAGATCGCGTCATGCCCGAGGCCGAGGATCATGCGGTCCCTGGCCGACTTCGCCGTGGACCTGCTCTGGATCCACGCCCACAGTCCATTAGATCCCAGGACTGCTACCACTACTGTGATGATTAACTGCGCTGCATTGTACATTGGCGCGTACCCTCCACAAATGAAAAGAGAGCCCCCTCAGGAGCTCTCTGGTTGATAGTTATGCTGCCGTAAAAAAATTACGGTCGTTGACTAAGTTGTTGACTAACCTTTGACTAAGTGTTGACTAAGTTGACCTCAATCAAGCTCAATTGAGCCTCAATCAAGTCCATAAAAGACTGCTTTATCGTACAAAAATGACAGGATGGTGGGACTCAAACCCACGTCCCTTTATAACCGATCACATCGTCGATATGGCGTTGTTAGCGTCATGCTATAACAACCCACGATAAAACTGCATGGAATATCAAGATTGTCGTTAGCTTGTCCTTCATTTTGTTACCTCTGCTTTAACTCAATTACTCTTCCACCACCTCTTCGGGTTCGGGAGTAGGCTGTTCGTTTGTGCGGTCTGGGCGCAGTTTGTTCGGAATGCGGAATTTAAAGACCGTCCGTCCGTAGTCCGTGCCGACATGGTACAGGAAAGCAAAGACATCTTTACCCGACTTAATGAACTGACTAGGAATCAGCACTCCGTCCGCATTGCCAATCATAGTCACGGAACTACCCGAATGCTCATCGTTGGAAAAATCGACCTCATAGGTATCTGGTAGTTCGATGCCCTCGATTTGCAGATACAGACCGTAATCCTCTTTGATTATCGGAGCAGTGACGGTGTATCTCCCACCGCCGACCACTCCTTTGATGATTTTGCTTGCGTTCATGTTACACCTCAATACCCATTGCCGACGAATGACGCTATCATGTGACCGATGACCTCATTTCCAAGATTGTTAAGATGCAGTCTAAACGTAACCTCGCTCATGTCATCGCAATAGTACGCATCTCGATTCAAAGAATTGAATCCACAACTTTTAGCCAAATCAAGAATTGGAAGATGGTATAATTCCGCAAGCTCTCGCTTTACGTTTGCATAAGTGTCGGGATATTCGTCTGCATCGTTATTAATCCAACCAGTGAATGGATTAATCAGCATAAGCTTAACGGACGGCTTTTTGGCAATGATGCTTTCCACCATTGCCTGCGTTGCACCAAAAACCGTAGACGTATCGAAATTACTGCCGATAGGTGCGATGCTCCCAACGGGAATGCTTTGCAGGAAATCATTTATCCCGCCCGCAAGAGTAACTACATCCGCATCAGATATGTCCGCTGATTGTACTGTAGCAAGCATCTGCGGTGACGTATAACCGCTTACACCTTTGTTTATCGTGTTGCATTGGAGTAACTTCCGCATCCAAAACTGATAACCTTTGCATATCTGCCCTGCAATGACTGTATTAGCCACGTAAGCCTTACCGTCATACCATGTCCTGCTATCGCCGAACGTATAGACGTTTTTCTGTAACAGCTTGCTAGTTGGTGTTCCTATGTTGACCAATGCTTCTGATTCATAAGGATATTCTTCTGAAGTCCCCCAGTAAGTATCCCCGATAAATACGGCATCCGTAGCCTTGCTTGACTGTGTGCCGTACACACGGAAATAACAAACTTTTCCTTTTACAGAAGAAGCAATGAAAGAGCGGTCAGAATCACTGTTGCGTACATAACCGATGTGATTGCCGTTATAATCGTAGAGGTTAATGTTTTGCGTACGGTTGTTGATGTATCTCATTCCATCAACGCAAGGAATTAAATCAGACACATATAGGTTTGCGTTTGATACCCACACGTTGTCTGAATCATAATACCCACCATCGATTGCCTTAGACGTATCGAGTAAATTTTTGATAGATACGCTACCGACCAAATCACCAATATTTGCGACATGATTACCAATCGGTTTTACTTCATCATTCAACGCTTCCGCAGACAAGAAATACTCGGAATAAACGGTCTTTGTATCTCCAACCTCAACTTGCAAAGGAACATCATATTTCCGAGTCCATGCCAGATAATACGTGTCAGCTTTTGAAGCACTTGTCGTTATCGTTCTTGTGGGCTGACCGTTTGCGAGTCCAAAATAATCCGTCCTGTTTCCGTCTTTATCGTACAAGTAAAGATATAAAATATCTGATGACGAGGACGGGAAATTGCTACCATCAGAAGTAGATACAGTCAGCTTTGTGCCCGCTTTGATAAACACAGGATACAGCACATTAGCTTCCATACCGATGAGATTTTTGGAAATGGTGTGGTTTAAACCGCTCTTTAACTCATTAACATCCGCCTCCATGCCGTCCACTTTGTCGACCGCTGCGTCGACCTTTTCCACCAGTTCGTCGAGATTATATCCATCATAATCTCCCGCCCAGGTGTCACTGTCGAGGGCTTCGCCGTTCTTAATCTCGAAGATCTGTGTCCTGAGGACCTGATCTCCGGATGTGATTTTAAACTGTCCCAGGAGCGTCCCCGGGAGCACGATTGCTGCCTGGTCCAGCTCCGCATAGGCCCCGTAGACTGTCACGACGGACTCATCCTCCTGCCCGATCTCGATGCCCTGTGCTTGTCCCGCGATCTGCACGCCCACCTTGTCCGGACGGATCACGATCAGCTGCACTGTCGCACTGCTGCCGATGTCATACACTTCGCCGCGGCTCCGGATATTGGCAAGCACATATCTCGTATTATCGTCCAGCGCGATCGTCTTGATCGACGGCTTCGCGCCGTCATGGTCATATACGTCAAGCGTTATATTCGCCTGTAGATTAGTTAGTGCCATAGTTCACCCCCTCACGGCGTATAAGTAGTGATTAATGTGCAGCGCAGATATGCGTTCCCGTTGTTTTTGACTCTCAGCAGCTTGTCACCTGCGTCTGATACAACCACATCAGAGGCGTTGTTCACGGTCTTGATGCCGATCGCATTTGTGCCCGCGATGCCCACAAGATATACGCCCTTCATCGAGTCAGACGGATACGCTGTATTTATGATAAGGATGTACGTAGAACCGGTCACCAGCTGCTTATAGTCTGTAGCTCCT